TGCTGCCTAGGTTGTTGCAGGGTGCTAGCCCTATAAAAGATGGAAGTGGGGTTTATAAGGTAATTCCTATAGGTGGAAAAAGTACACCTAAACCCAGTATTGCTAGCAATATCTTTGATGCGCATAAAGCTATTTCAGCTACTAGGGCAGAAGCCGCTAGAAAACAGTATAATGGTATGGCACCCACTGGATCAGTCCAGTTTAGAACTGCATCTAGTAAACAGGATAGTAGTAAGGACTGGGTAATGCCTGCTAAGTCAAAAGACTTTACAGATTCTATGAAGTCCATCAATGACAGCGTTGAGCAGCAAATGAATGATATAATACTAGATGTTGTCAGAAACTATGAGGAGCAATTTACATGAGCTTCGTTCTCCCAGAGATCGTAATGCAGAAAGTCATTACCCATGGCATTAAAGAGCTACGGGCCAATAAAGCTGCATTCTATGACATTTTTGCTCAATACAACTGTGACGAGATGGTGGCAGACTATGGGGTTGACTATTTAGATAAGCTGTGGTTATGGTTTTCAACCACCAAGATCCCGGTTATCCAGGCATGGAGCTTCAATGCCCAAAAAGTGCCCTGTGTTAGTGTTCATTTGGCGAACGAATCAGAAGATGAGACCAAAGCTGCTTTTGGTGATTTGGGCGCTGTTGATAGCTCAGGTGAGATTGGAACTGCCGCATTCACTGTAATGATTGATATTGGTGTTCACGCTAACAAAGCGGGCGACCACGTCCTGTGGATATACTATATAGTTAGTTACATATTGTTTAAGCATAAGCTGATGGCTGAGCGCCTAGGACTTAAGTTGCATACAACCAGTGCCTCTGACTATAATAAAGAAGCCAAATATATGACAGAGAATATCTGGACCAGGTGGATCCGGTTTCGCTGTACCACTCAGAATTGGTGGGGTGGAGATAGTTCTATTGAAATTGAAGCAGTCAACCTAGATCCGGCAGTAGGCCTTGAACCAGCTAGTAGTGTGAGTGCAGGGCTAGACGTTGATATCGAAAGTATTGACACAACAGCCAACCCCGGCTTGAGGGCAGGTAGAGTAGGAGACGATGATGGTTTTGAAGACTTGAACATTTAGGCCTATGCCTAAGATAAAATAATCATATAGGAGTTATTATGAGCAAAAAATGGGAAAAAAGACAACAATCTGGAGCTGAGATTCAAAGTGAGACAATGGCTGAAAAAATCGATTTTGATGCATGGTGGAGTTCAAAAAAGAGCAAAATCCCCGTCATACATTATAAAGAGATTGTAAAAGCCGACTTTAAGGGCCAAGGCGTACCAGAATCTTGTACTGCAGAAGAATTTAACGAAGCATTAGCAATCTACGGAGTTAAAGTAGACTAATTAGCTTTGGTATTGTGTTATAATAAATATGTTTACTAAACACTAAAGGAGTTAAACATGGCGATTAATGTATCATTTAACGGCGCAACAATTTATAAGCCAGGTGCTTACTCTAAAACGAGTATCGATCTTGGCGGCGGCTTTCCACTTGGACCTGCTGGCTTAGTCGCTATTTTTGGCGAAGCTGATGCTGGAACCCCTGGCGCAAGCGAAGTAGATATTGCAAATGTAGTTTACAGTCCAGATCAATTAACGTTGATTAAAAAAACTTACGGAAAGGGCGCAATCGTTGACGCTGCAACAATGTTGTTTGCACCTGCTTCTGATGGCGCAATTCCAAGTGGCGCATCTGCAGTTTGGGTTTACAAAACCAATGCTTCAGTAAGAGCGCAACTTGCACTTGCGGCAGCTTACGGAACTGTAAGATCTAAAGAGTGGGGCGTTGGTGGAAATCGTATCACAGTGAAAATCACTGGTGCAGGCGCAACACGCGACATTACAATTTCTCAAAAACGCGATCTACTTGTTGAAAGTGCAACAGTTGGCGGAAACGTTATGGTGCAAGTCATTGGACCTGCTCTTTCGTCGATCACCATTGATGCAACTACAGTGACTCTACTAGTGAATGCCATCCCAGTTGCTTCCTTAATCAAAGCACAATACGCTTCTATTACTGAATTAGCAGCAGACATTTCACTTGTTGCTGGTTTCACTGGAACGGTTGGCGTAGGACAAGATCCACGTTCTTCTGTAGGCGTACTAGATTATGTCACAGCTCTATCTACTGTAGCACTAGCAGACATCAAAAAAGATTCTTTTGAAGTTGCTGAAATGTTTGCTTTGTCTTCTATCGTAGATATGGTTTCTCAAGTAACGGTTGGTCTTCCTACAGCTGTTGCTGAAACTGCTCTTGCTGGTGGAGCACTTGGTGCAACTACTTCTGCAAGCATTACAACTGCTCTTGACAAGTTTACAAAAATTCGTGTCAACTCTGTTCTTCCACTATTTTCTCGCGATGCTACTGCAGATATTGCAGATCGTCTTACTGATGTTGCTTCGACCTATACGATCGCAGCTATTCATGCCGCTGTTAAAACTCACTTGAGTTTGATGTCGACTACGAAGAAAAAATCTGAGCGTCAAGGGTACTTGTCTATTAAGGCAAGCTACGCTGCATCAAAAACAGTATCGATGAATTTAGCTTCTGCTCGAGTGCAAGTAACAATTCAAGATATTCGTCAAGTTGATAGCGAAGGTACAATTAAATGGTTTCAACCATGGGCTGCTGCTGCACTTCTTGCAGGTTCACGCGGCGGTGCTCCAGTTGGAACGCCATTAACATTCAAATTTATGAATGCTGCTGGAATTCGCCATACCGCACAAGCAATGTCTGTTGCTGATGCAGATATTGTTACTGACTTCGATCCAGATACTCAATTTGATGATGCAATCGTTGCAGGTATTACATTCATGGAGCGTCCACAAACTGGCGGCTTCCGAGTAGTACTCGACAATACAACTTATGGCCGTGATGGTAACTGGGTGTATAACCGCGCTCACGTTCTCTACGCTGCCGATATTTTGGCTTTCGACTTCCGTTCACAACTTGAAGCCATTTATACTGGCGTTAAGAATACTGTTCAGGCTGCTGAAGTTAAGTCTACATGCGAATCTATTCTTACTACGTACCTTGCACAAGGTATCACCGTCTCTACGGGCGACGCTAAGAACGGCTTTAAAGCATTGGTTGTTCAAATTAATGGAAACACTATCAACATTAGTGTAATCGTTAAACTTGTTGAAGGAATTGACTTTATTCTTGCGGATATTACCCTTTCAAGGGCGTCGACTACGGCGTAATTAGTTGATCTGATTAAGTAATAAAAGAAGGCTGCCGCAAGGTGGCCTTCTTTGTTTATGGCAAATATAGTGTATAATAAGTATGTTGGTAATTCTAATAAGAGGTATGTATGAATCTAATTAAATCTCAAGAAGTGTTTGATGAATTGGTTAAGAATGGCCATATTGAATCAGCCTTGCTATTAAAAAACTGGGGCGAAGAAGATGCTCTAGCTAAGTCCTGTAGAGCAACTATGGAAAAGGCTAGATCTACGACGGGTATATCCCCTTCAGCCATTCTAAACGCACCTGGAGGCGCTCTCAAATTGGGTCCAGAGTCTAAGCCTAAACCAGCTGCAATAGTGCCTGCTGTTGATACTATGGCTGATCGCAGGGCGACTAATGCCGCAGATCAAGAAAAAGCACGACTTCTTGTTACACGCAATACACCAAAGAAAATTTAACTAAATTTATGTTATATTCATAAATGAGTTAATTGTTAACTTAAAAAAATTCATGGTACGGACAACCGAAGTCCAAAAGAAGAGGAAGAATTATGTCAGGAAGAAAACCGGTATTTATTACAGGCGCAAACGCCAAAGTCAAATTAGGGGGCAAAACATTTGCTTATGCCTCTGATGTATCTTATAACGTAACAGTCGATGTTATTCCTGTAGAAACTATGGGACGTTACGAAGCAGTAACGCAAGAACCAGTTAACTATAGTGTTAGCGGCTCACTTAGTGTAGTTCGTTATACCAAGGTTGCTGGTGCGGCCGCATTGCCAGGCACAGTCGCAACGGGCAACGGTCTTGGAGCTGTAGCATCTACGTCAGGTGATACGATGTCCAACCATTTGAACCCAGGTAATTTGCTGTTATCACAAACTTGGGACTTAGCAGTATTTCAAAAAACTCAGGCAGCTGCAACTGCTGGTGCTGCCGCTGGAGCTGCTGCTGGAGCTGCTGCGACCGCAGAAGCTGTCGAGTTCATTACAATTAAAGATTGTCGTTTCACTTCTAAGCAATCAAGTTTGACTAAGCGTGGAATTATGGTCGATCAATTGAGTTTTGTTGGTATTCTTGCTGATGATGATTCTTTCGATGCTTCTGGTTCTGGCGACACGGACTTTGCTACTTAAGTTTTATTAGTTTTAATGTATAATATAGCTATAGAGTAAATTCTATAGCTATATTTTTAGGATGATTATGTCTGTTAGACCATTTTTTATATCCGGTGGTAATGCTAAGATTAAAATCAATGGCAAAGTATTTGCTTTTTGTACAGATATTGCTTATTCAATAGATATTCAGCACCAAACTCCTAAAATTTTAGGTATGTACGAGGGCAGTTCAGTTGAGCCACTCGGATATACAGTGAGTGGTTCATTCACAGTTATTCGATATGCTAAAGATGTCAATACAGCTTTAGGCGGTGGTAAACCTCCAGGCATAGCTGGTAATGACGCTGGTAACGGCGTAGGGAACTGGGGTAGTACTTGGGGCAACGGCATCGCTGGAGGGCTTAAGGGTGCTATTGGTAATTTAGGTCTTGGCAATGATGGTCGTAGCCAAGAAGCCCTCGATCCTAGTAGATTTGCAAATGGCACGACATTCGATATAGAGATATATCAAAAAGTCCCAACCCGTAAAACTGGACATAGTCCACCGGTTAAAGGTTCGAGGCTGGATACTACGGGTCCATTTAGCTCGCTTCCAGGGATAAAAGATGCTATTAATGGTGTTAATGATGCTAGACAGGCAGTCGATAATGTGAATAATAAAATTGCCGCAATAACTAATCCAACTACTGTTACTGATAGCGTTGGTGTAGCGAAAATTAGAAATGCTAGAATAACTAAAGCTGATTTTAGTTTGTCTAAAAAAGGTGTAGCGACGCAGCGATTCAGTTTTGTTGCACTTTATGTTGATGAAGATAGTTTTGTTGCTGATTTTTCGGGGCAAGGACAACACTTTTAATGACACGCAGTAAGGTGACTTAATATGTCTATAGGCGGCTTTAACAATCGTCCACCCATCGCACAAGGATTAGCGGGTAATATTGCTAGTCAGGGTGCGGGAATAATTTCTACACGCCCAACTGCTAAGTATATGTCTGGCGCAAGATGTATTCTTAAAGTTAATGGCCGGATAGCTGCTTTTGCTTTTGGTGTGTCTTGGAACATAACCACAGCAGTAACTGAGATTCGCACAATAGATAATTTTTTACCATCGGAATTGGCACCAAGCCTTTTATCAGTCGAAGGTACAATTAGTGGACTACATATACCAGGTGACGGCCCAGGGGTACGACTCTGGCAACCAGACATACTCAATTTTCTAACACAACAATATATAGTGATAGAGGTTAGAGATATTGCAACTAATGAGTTGCTATTTTATACTGGAAAAGCTATGATTACCTCTAGACAAGAAGATATTAAAGTTGATGCACTCAGCAATGTTTCGCTAGCTTTTAAAGCTATTGGCTATAGAGATGAACGTGATCCGACAGCGCCCGATAAAAATGAAGCAGTTGCCCCAAATACTGCTCTAGGTAAAGCTCAAGGCCTTCTTGGTAAGTTGCTCAAAAGATTTTAATTTATCGCTTAAGTTGATAATAATTTGTTCGGAGTATAATCCATAATAACCCAATGGAGGTACTATATGGATTTCCCTAGTTTAGAAAAAACATTTTACTTAGATTTCACTACAGAATTTGGTAATCGCTATGAGGGGACATTTACAGTTAAGTGTCTTCTAAATATTGGCGAAAAACATCGCTTAGAATTAGAAAAAAGTAGACTACTAGGTAGTTCTACTAATCCTACAGATGACCTCTATTCTCTATCTCTTGTAGTCGCGGCCTGTAGGGCAAAGATTATAAGTGGCCCAAATTGGTGGACTCAATCTAAGGGCGGCGAACTTCTTGTTGAAGAAGATCTTCTTGGGACTGTTTATGCCAAAGTGCAAGATGCGGAGAAGGAATGGAAAGCGGATCTTATAAAAAAGGCGACGGAATCGAAAGAGCAGTCTCCAGCCCCAGCACCTTCGAAGAAATAGTCGATAGTGTTCGACAAATTGCAGCAAGTAATGCAAGAGCCCCTCTTTACTCAGAAGAGGCCACGCTCTTGTTTTTACAATCCTGGTGGTCTAGAACATACAACCGCCCTCTAAAAGACCCACTACTTAAAACATATACATTAGAAGAGCTACTCTATGAGTTTTTTGACAAAATAGAGCGGGAAGCTGCGACCAAAGAAAAAACTGAGTCTGATGATGGTAAGATAGAAGCAGTCAAAGAAAAAGAAGATACTGATTGGGCAGACGCTGAAGAAAAACGAGATGCCGAAGAAGCTGCCCAACTCTCTGCAGAAACTCTTGAAAAAGAGAATAATGAAAAATGGATGGCTGAGCAGATGGCCCTTCAAAAAGAAAAATTCGGCGATGATTTTGGTGAAGATATTAATTTTTTAGAAGAGTAAGACATGACTGATGATGTAAATAAATCAAAAAAACCCCCTACAAATCAATCGACTAAATCGAGTGATATGAATGGTAATTTAATTAGTAGTCCACTTACTGATATACTCAAACAAGAACAATTAACTCGGAATAAGAAGTCTAAACTTGAAGAAGCTGACAGAGCGGTCAAAAAACATTATGCGGAAGAGATAAAAAAAGGCGAAAAGCTAG